CTTGCCGCCGCGTTCCAATTTTCCAGCGCCTTCTGCATCTTGATCAGAAGCTTACGGCCACGCTCCAACGCCGCGTTCTTCTGATCCGCCGCCTCCGCGTCTGTCCGCTCCGCCTGCGCGTGGCGGTTCAGAGCCGCGACCTCTTCCTGCATCGCCGCGACTTCTCGAAGCAGTTCGTCGCGGTTCTGTTTGATCGCGATGGACGATAGATCTCTCGAACGATTGACGGCGTCAATACGAGACGCCAAATTCGCGCACTTGTCGGTCAGCTCGCCAACCTTCGCCGCGTCGTCTCCGACCAAGCCAACCGTCCCAAGCGAGGCGACTCGATTCTTGACCTCGGAGAAGAGCTTGTTGAGCGGAGCAAGCTGCACCTTCTGCTCGACCATCGCGTCTTTGAACGCCTCGCCAGCGGCGGCGGCGGCCTGCTCCGCCTCGGTGGACCGCGACAACCCGTCGATCCAGTCATTTAAATCTGCCCCGCTCTGGATCAGCGCCTCGCGAAGCTGCCTGACGGATTCCATAGACGCGTCGTTCGCGTGCTTGATACTGTCAACGCGGGACGCCCAGTCCGCGTACCAGTCGGTGAACTTGATTACGCTGTTCAGCTCCAAGTCCGTTAGCTCGGATAGATGCAGCGAGGACAGCGTGGAGCCGATAGAGGATTTCTGCCGGTCGAGGACTTCAAGCTGCGCCTTTAGTTTCGCCAACTCTTCTCTCGACGCGGAAGCCTCATCGCCAATGCCGGAGATTGCGCTTTTTGTCTTGCCGAGGCCGCTTGTGGACATATCAACCGATGCGCCCACGTCCAACTTGGAGGAGCCGGCGATACGGCCAATCTGCTTCTTAAAGTCGCCGAGCACACCGTCGCTCAGTTTAAGCTTCGATATCTGGATTGAAAACTTGCTGCTGGCGCTCAGCGCGTCAAGCTTTGATTGAATCTGGCTGCCCCAGGTTTCCTTTGTAATGGAATCCGTGTCGGGAGCAAGCTTAATTTTCAGTGGATCTTTGTTAATTAAATTGACAATGCTCTCAAGACCGCTCTTAATTTCCTTGCCGCTCCCGGCGTTCAGCGTGTCCTTGCCAAGCACGCCGAATAAAAGGTTGATCGCTGTATTCGCCATTGGCCTCACCGCCCTTTCCATTAGAAAAGGCTTGGCGCGAGGCCAAGCCATCATGATTCAATATTGACAAAATGCGTAAACTCCGATATACTCTGTAAAGGCAGTATTGGGTTTTCTTTGGTAAAACAGTGGGGATTTTGTGTAAAAATCCCATTGCTATAATTATATTATCGAGAGGGTTTGAGAATATGATAAATAAGAGGAGTGGTCAGATGGAGTGCCCAATACGGCACGGGGAAATGTTTACATGGTGGTTTTTTGAAACCACTCCCAGACAGCATGAACGTATCTCAACGGTCAGCGAATTACCAAGTCCGCAGTTTTGCTACGAAGGTCGCGATTCTGACGGAGTGCCAATCATAGCTGGGTATTGCCCTGTATGTGGATTGCAGCATCGCCTGGATAGCACAACATCTCTGCAACTGGCGGAAGAATTTCACTTGGCATGAGTCGCCACAAAGGTAAATTCCACAGTTAGATCTTCGTCCTTCACGCCCATCTTTACAGGAACAAACAAGCTCCCGGCGAATCTCTTTTGATCGCTCTCAGAAAGCTTTCGCATGATGAGATCACTCAACTCTGAAAGTGTAAGATAAGTCTTCGCAACATACATACCACTAACCTCCTGCAGCTTAATTTGTCCGCTTCCAACTCGATAGCGATTTAGCATCTCTCAAGCCTCCCTCCTGAATATAGAGCCGCGGGCACAACCACCGACGGCTCTTTCATCACGTTTTGTATCTATCAGCTGCACTTGCTCCAGCCGCAGGACTTACAGATGTTGCAGCTACCCTCGAAGGACAGCTCGGTGGGTTCACAATGATTCGTAGAACCGTGAAGCGCCGCGTCATTGTCCGCAAGTAGCGGAAACACGGAGGCAGCCCAGGCTGTCTCTGAACAGCATATCGATAGAAAGACCCGACACAATGAAGTGCCGGGCTTCAAATAAGGTGAATGTCTCACTCGTTTGAGCTGACTATATATCTCTAGGTATTTATTGTTCAACCAGTTTTACAATATCGGCAAATTCAAAATCTCCATACTCAAATGTAACATCTTCAGTGTTATCTCCATTCTCCGCTTTGGCCGCATCATATTCATCTATAGGCTTAGAAAAGAGACAGCTCATATATTCTTCTCCCAATATCAAGTTCCTTTTTGTCTTGAATTTGCAAAGTAAAATTATGGCATACAATATTGCAAAAACTATGACAAAAGTGTATGACGAAATAAACAGATAATCGGTTCTCATATTTAGCTCACTTCGTATAATCCTTGCTTTAGGTGAGTATGCTCCAAGCTGTCTCTGAACAGCATATCAATAGGAAACCACGACGTTTACTGGCATCGGGGCGATCGCTAATATAATTATGTATGGCGCAGCTCCGATCTGCAAACGCAGGTGTCATTGTCTCCGTGGTCTTGGTCGTACCATAAGATGGAGCATGTGGCGACTTCCCAAATCCCATAAATACGAAAAGTTCCACCAAGGCGCAGAGAAATCACTTCATCACAATCGATATTAAGATCTCTGAGTCTATCTTGCGCGCACTTATTTAGTTTGTTAAGTGGAATAGTATGGTGCTGTTTCTTAGATTCAACAAGTATTTGCGACCATGACTGACTACCAATTGAGCGAAGGAACGGCAAAATCTTATTCCAAAAATCATCGCCAACACGCTCTTTTGTAAATGCCCAATTCCCGCCTTGATCGCATTGCGTAAATGACCAAGATGGTTTTTGGTGATATACCGTGTCGGGGTTAGCGCCAAAACGAACCTGTCTTGATTTGACAGAAAATTCCTGCCCGCATTTTTTAAAGCGACCCATAGTACATAGCCATGCTTTCTTTTGTGATTGTCTTGTCACAAGCTGCGCCGTCGGGAATACCTTCCCGAGCGATTCGCCAAGGCTGCTCCATATGAGTCAGGGTGCTTAACCACTGCGCATCTTTGGGAGCATAGCTCCTGAGCACCTGATCTATGGTATCCCTCTGATTTTCACTTAGAGTATCTCCACTTAGATTGATTTCTGTAATATCGGATTCCTCAATTGAAAAATAGCCTTTGCGGAGCGCAAATAGTTCTCTACAGACGGGGCCATTTGCCCAAGCCTCAAATTCTTCTGGAAAAAGGGGGCAGTCGTCCCATACCAAAGACCACGCCTGCGCATAGTAGCAAAGCTTTTGGAGCTTCATTGTAGACAGTTTCCCAGTTTTTTGAAGGATATATTTTGCCACATCAAAAACATTCATTGTCATCACCCCTCACCCTTAGTATATACCGCCGAGGTGAAAAAGTAAAGAACCACCTTGGAACGCTCGGCTCATGCGCTATTCGTAATCATCGCTGGAAACTGCGGTCGTGCCATACTTCGCCCCATACAGGCTGTTGAACTCATGCACCGCCTGCTGCATGAACTGCAGTCCAGTGCGCCTTGTCAGGCCGTGGATCAGGTGGCCGTGCCACTCGCCCCAGACATACTCCATCGTCGGGTGTTCGTCATATCCGTTATTCAGAAGGGCGATGACATTGTGAATCCCGTCGTAGTTCTGCGGCTCCAGCGAATCCCGATGCAGGTCGTCCATGAAGTAGATCTCGGCCGATACCGCCCCGCCCGGCAGCTCTCGCGGCTCGGATACTAGCAGGCTTCCGAAGTGTTTCTGGACGGATTCCGGAAGGTCGAAGCTCGCGGCGGTCGCGCGCAGGATTGAAATCATTTTCTCGGCAGCCTTCATGAGGTTGGCGTGGGCTGCGTCTCCTGCGTGCTTTTTCAGGAGTTTCTTGCCCCCCGCGGTCTTAAAATAAGCGCCAACCTGCCGCATGACCTCGTCCATGTTAATTTCAGCCATGCGCTACTCGCTATCCTTTGCGCCGTCGGACTGGAGCTGCTTCCGGTACGCCTCGACGATCTTTTCCTCGCGCAGTCCTTCGTCTCCAATCGCGCCGATCAGGCGCGTGATATCCTCCCTGGAAACGCCGTCGAACAGATCCTTCGCGCTCTTTTGCAGTTCCTCAAATGAGGAGACCAGCTCGTCCGCCCGCCTGACGACGGCGGAGATATTGGTTTCGCACAAATAGTCGATCTTCCGGTTGATCGCGGCGACCATCTCATCCAGCTGCGCAGTGTTGATACTCAGGTACACAAGTTCCACGAGGTCACTGTCGTAGAGCACGGAATAGCGGTGCTCCAGATTGTCCGGCAGAGAGACGTTCGTATACCGCAGGATGACGCTGCTCTTCAAAGCGAAATCCAGGACCTCGGGCAGATAGCCGCTGTCCTTATCAAAGCAGCTGTCCACCACTTCGTTGACGAAGCTCATCATGTCTTTGAACGGGAGCGTGCGTCGGATGTTAATCTCGACGCCGTGCCAATCCTGAGAAATGGCGCTGGAGAAATGTTCGCGGATGACACTGTCAACCGCGTTGATCGATACTTTCTTGCTGGCCTTTACCATGTGCGGAGTCCTCCTCTTTGTCCCAGTAAAATACATCGATTTCCGTACGCGGGCGCTCTCGGTCCACCCCGCACCGCAGCGTGAGCTGTGTGACGTGCGTGCTGTCGTCGTCCACGATAAAGCCGCTCTGGCACAGCCCGTCAAGGATAAATTTCGGACAGGTGTTGTCCACATCGTGGCGGCGGTTTGTGGGGAAGTAGGTAGTGAAAATCAGTTCGCATCGCTCAATGCGCAGGTTAGCGTAACCTTGCTGGCCGATCAGCCAGACAATGAACTCCTTCCACTTGCCCTTCAGCGCGTTCATCATAGGGCGTTTCATAATCATCCATTGATTGATCGATTCGTGGTATGGATGATGGATCGGCGCTTTTTTCGCCTTTGGATGTAAAGAGAAGTAATGCGCCTCATACGCCCGCAGCGTGAACTCGTCGAATATCAACCTGATATGTTTCATCATCCCTCCCTTGAAAAAGAGGGCGGTGTGACCCGCCCTCAAAATACTGAAGTGCCTGCTATTCATCCACTGGCACGTCGGGCTCCACCATCTCGGCTTTGATGGCGGTATCCCGTTCCGGCTCCTTCCGGTGGCCCGCCCGTTTGGGCGGACTGGCCGGAGCGCGCGAAGCGAGGACACGCTGTAGATAGGTTGCGCCGCATTCAGGAGAACAGGCAACCTCCTGCCAATGGAACACGCCCGGGGTGCGGGTGGCAGTGCGGCAGGGCTCGTACTCCCTTCCGCACACGCGGCACTTTTGTTTCTCGACGGCCATTGTGCGCGCCTCCCTCTTACGCCGCATCCTCGGCGTTTGCGCCAAAGACGGTATAGGTGAAAAGCTGACCGCTCTGGTTGTGATAGCCGCAGCCCGCGCCAGAGAGGGATTCCGCCTCAAACGAGTGAATCGTCTGGTCGCCGCCCATATCGATTGTGAACTCGCCGTTGAAATCCGCCTTGGGGATAAAGAACTGGAGGCGGTAGACGTTTCCGCATTTGTCCTCGGCGGTCCCGTTGATGTACAGGGAGCATTTGCCGGAATACTTGTCGCTCATATTGTTGAGGACGCTCGCCTGGATCCTCCGTTTGTAATACACGACCACCTCTGTGCTGTCGGGAATTTCGCCCGCGTTGAATGCAAGCTCCTTGCTTGCCGGGTCGTAGGTGAACTGGCCCGCCGCGACCGTGGCGTTCTGCGTCAGTTTCTTGCCGAGCGTACCGTCCGTATTCTTGACATAGACGGTCTCGATCTCGTTGCCGGTCGTGCCGACGGCCCTGTAGGCGGTCTGCGCCTTATCGCCCGTCACAATCTGGTAATCCGTCCACATGACCTCTGTGATCTTGTTCTCGAATTTACAGCCGGTCTGCATCTCCATCAGACCGCCGGAGACAATCCCGTTGTCGCCGCTGACAGTCACGGCTTTGTTCTTCTTAAAAGAAGAGAGCTTGCGGCCCTGTTTGCCAGTGATGTCGGTCTTATCCTGCGTCTGATGGATTGAAGCCTTTTGAAGCTCGTCCAGCGTGAACAGGTAGGCGCCGGTGGTGAGCTCAAACGCGTCGATTGTGTCGAGCGTGGCGATCGTGAGATCATTGATATCGGCCATAATCAAACCTCCTTTATTTGTGCGTCAGCCAGTTCAAATCGTCCTGGCTCAAATCCCTGACACTGACGGTGCCGGCATAGACGCCATGCATCCGGTTGTCGTAGTCGATCTTTTTGACGACCTGACGAAAACTCTCGTTGAACTGGTATATCGTAAGGTCTTGCACGTCCTCAAAGCCGTAACCAAACTGCTCGGTATTCACAAGAGCGACAATCAATTCCTCCATCCGGGACGGAATCTCCTTTTTCGCGTTCCTGCGCATTTCAATGCGCGCCCGTTCGAGCATATATTGTTTTGCCGTCAGGTTGGCGGGCTTGCGGATGTTCTTCTTGAGACTGTGAATCCGGCGCAGGGTGGCCGCGATTCGCGCGTGGATCAGGCGGTCGATGATCACGCCTGTCTTACCGTCCCGAAGCACAATGGTTTCATTTTGCGGATTGACGGCCGGCTCAAAAGCGCGGAGGTCCAGATCTCCGAAGATGAGAGAAGCGTCTTTTTCCCGCAGCGTCCGAAAGAGCAGAAGAAACAGGTTGTACTCATCGATCTGCGTGAAGTCGATCCCCACGTCGTCAAGCTGAGCCATCATGTCAACCGGCATAGCGGTCAGCATGGAAACCATGCCATAGTAATTCTCCTCGTCATCCATAATCCTTCCTACGGTCGGGATCTGGATCCTGATATGTTCGTTGATCGCGTACTCTCTCTCGTAAAGCAGGCTTTTCAACGTCAGCGCCCCGCCTTTCGGTTCGACGGAACCGGCTTCCCGGTCGGAGAGGGACGATTGTAGTCAATCGCCTGGAAGAGCATCACTTTGCCCTGGATATCCAAAATTGGTGCAAAGCGCTTGACCGAGTACAGGTCGAGCTCGCCCAGCCCATAATACCGGCTGCCATTGATGAGACGCGCGATCTCCGAGCAAAGCTTGTCTACCCGGACACCGCCCTCCGGCAGGCGCATATTGCTTTTGTGCGTGAAGACCCAGATATAGAGCGACGGGCACAATAAGGTCTTGTTCAGCGCCTTTTGAATTTCAACCTCACAACAGATATAGGTTTTGCCATGCGTCGCGGTGTCCGGGATGAATTCGTAGGGGAACACCTGCGAATACATCAGCGCGCCCGGATCGGCCGGAAGTTCGCGCCCGTCGCTCAACAGGCGGACGACCTCCTTTGAGGTGAGAAGATCCTCCGTCAACCGGTTCTTGTAATCGAAAAACTCATCGAGCTGCATTACAGCCACACCTTCTTTCCATTCACGTTCCCTCCAGTGGGCGGAGGCGGGACGGTTCCAGTCGGCTGCCCGCCCTTGCGCGGGAAATAGTCGTAGTAGTTTGCGATATGAAGCTCGAAATTGTCCGTATCCTCGGTCGCGCACTCCTGTAGAACAAAGTGCAGAACGCCGGTCTCGTCGTAACTTCCGCCCAGCTTGTACGGCTTGGTCAACCGGTAAGCGATCACGTTCGGGGACTGGTAGTCGTCAATCAGGAAACGGTTCTTCCGGCTCAGGCGCAGCGTCTGGCGGTCCTTTGGCAGGGTGAGCGAAATCCGTGAGTCGCCTCTGGTGATGATGAAATCCTTGTCACCATACTCGCCGACGAGGTAGCGCGTCCCGTCCTCCACGATTGACCAGCGTTTTTCAATATCGCCCTCGTCCGTGATCCATTGGAGAAGATAGTTGCACTGGAGCATCTTCCCCTTGGCGTACAGCTCGGTGTCCGGGTCGGTCTCCGTGATGAGCCAATGGTAGCCCACCCACTCGACAATCCCACCGTGCGGCAGCATTTCACCAGGAAGCGTACACAGCGCCTTCTGGTTCGGGTAGTCCGAACTAAGAACCGACAGGCTTCGCGGCTGGCCGTCGATCAGCACCTGCCGAAAAGAAGGGCTTGCCTCAATTTTTGTTCGAAGGGCGCGGCGTTCTCTCTGTATTGCGGCGCTCCGCCGGTCGCCGCCCTTCGCGTCGATCCGTGATTGATAGGTATCCCAAACGCCCACCGCGTCACCTCCTTGGACGGGCGTGAAACTGCACATGGGAAACTGTCACAGGTGCAGATCCGTCAAATCACCATGGTTGTACGAATACTCCCGCATCATGTAGGTAAACGCTTTTCTGGCCTCCGTGTGGGCGTTCCCAACCCGCAGGAGCAGTTCGGCGGGGGAGTAGGTCGTAAAATCTTTTGTGTTCATCACGCTTTCCAGCGCCTCCTGCCGGTAGACATACGGCTTGAGCCACTGCACCAGCATCCCCTCGGAGATGATGTCCACGATCTCGTCAAGATCCTCCGCGAGCGCCTCGTCCAACTGCCGCTGCAGTTCCCCATCCGGGTCTTCCTCCTCTACGAGAATATTAAACTCTCTGACGTTGTCGTCGCCGGTCGTTGTAAAATCGTACTTGCAGATATGCCGGAAAGCCGCAATAGCGCGCTTCATATAGCCGTCTATCGTGCTGTTGCGCTCAAAATCCTGCATATTGACGAAGTCGTACTCAGTGACCTTCGCGAGAAACGCCCCGGTGAACCTGTCGTAGGGGACAATCATACGCCGCCCCTTACCGCTCGACCAGCTCGGTCCCGAGGCACTTCTCCAGCGTCAGGATCGTCTTGTGTGAGTCGATGCCGTGCTCGGCGATGAGCTGCTTGGCGCGGTACGCGACGGACTTCTTCTGTCCCTCCGGCATCCTGGAAACCGTTTGTTCGATCTCCTCCGCCGGCTTCTCAAACAGCGCGTCAAAGCTGTCGATCGGAATGGAGAAGCGGTAGAATTTTCCCATACCGAGATAGTCCGCGATCCACGGCTCGTCGAACATAAACCAGTTGTTGATGAAGTATTTTTTATTGGAGTTCCGCGCGTTTCTCAGCTCGCCAAGCTCCATGTCCTGCTCTGCGCCGAACGCGTCCCACACAAACTCCTCTCCGGTCTTCCGGCTCTTGTAGACCAGTCTCCCCTGGAACCCGTTCCGCACGGTGACGATCTGCGCAGGATCGACCTTTTTGGGAACCATCGGCTTTTTCTTCGCCGTCGTGGCCGGTTCCTGTGGTGTGCCCTGCTCAGCCGGAGCCTTTACAGCCTTTTCCTTTGTTATTGCTTCGTTTGCCATATTTTCTCCTTTTTATAATGAGGGCAGAGCCCATACGGGGCTCTGCCTCTCGGGAACGGTCAGGCGATCTCGTAGCGGCCGATCCCGGCGTTGCCGCCGGCCAGCACGATGCCGAGGCCGTCCTGCGCCGCGTACATGAACTCCTGCGTGAGGTCGGCGGTGGTCAGCGGGTCGCCCATGATGATGGTGGGGTTACCTTCATAGACGTACTTGATGGGCTTGCTGTCGCCGGCCATAATCGTGAGCACGTCGTCTCTCAGGGTAAACTCCGTCGAACCGATCTTGTGGCGCTGCGGCGTGATGACGACGGGCGTTCCGTAGAACTTGCCGCCATAGCCGAGGTTGTAGAGATCCTCTTTCGCGATATCGCCGAAGGGCGTAAGATCGATATTGCGCACGGCCTTCCTGGTGCCGACGATGGTCGCAGGCTTTCCGCCTGCCGCCGCCTCGACATGGGCGATCAGATCCAGCAGCTCGTCCTCGTTGTAAGCGCCCGCGACCGGGAAGTAGGCCGCTCCGCCAAAGTCGCTGGCGGTCGCGCCGCTCCAGAGGGCATAAATATCGTTAAGCCTCTTCTGCAGGAAGGACTCGGAAACCTTGTTGACGAAGTGGTTAAAGTCTACGCGGCCGGCGAGAATGCGGCTCAGCTCCTCGTAGATCTTCACGCCCTTCAGAGAGGTCGGGATCGACACTTCGCTGACCCCGCCGAGGCGCTGGCGGCGCAGCCCCTGCGTGCCGTCCGCGATTTCAGAGACGGTGAAGAGGTTGCTGTCCTCGACCAGGAAGAGGTTCTTGTCGCCGAGCGGCACGTTGCGGTAGTCGACCAGCGCGTTAAAGTAGTCGCTCTGCTGAAGACCCTCGGTCGTTGTGACGTTCAGGACCTCCTCCAGAAGCGTAAAGAGCCCAGTGCATTTGCCGTCGCGGATTTTCTTGTAATCCAGAACAGTGCTGCCGCCGTTTGCATCGATCAGCGCCTCGCGCAGCACCTCCTGAGACTGCCCGACGGAATACTTCTGAACAGTGCCATGATAGGTGTCGAGCGCAAGCTTGACGACGTCTTTCATATCGGACATAGTGCATCCCTCCTTCATTAAGCCTTGTTCTCTGTCTTGCCGACTTTGATGGTGTAGTAGGTGTAGCGGCCCGCCACCTCGATATCGGCGCACTCGCCGAGGCCCGTGCCGGCGGCGTCGATCTTACCGCCCGCGCCAACGCCGACCTTCGCGCCCTTTGTGGGAACCTTGCCGCCCACAAACCCCTCCTTCGTCACCGAGAAGAGGTTACGACTGCGGGGGATGTAGCCGCGAACGGCCTTGCCGGCTTCGTTGATGTACTCGTCAAGATTCTTCTTGCGCTCGTCGTACATCAGCTCGACGCCGGCGACAATCGCGCAGTCGTTCAGATCGTCGCTCGCGGTGGCCGCGACAGCCTTCATGACCTCGCGCTCTCCGTCCTCATAGCCCCGGAGTTTGACGATCGTGCCATTCTCCACCTCGGCGGGCTTGCCCTCCGCGTCATAGAAGCGCAGGGAAACCAGATCTGCCGCTTGATGGGTTCCCGAAAGCAGATCCGTCCGGATTACACAGTATTTTTCTGCCATGTCTCATTCCTCCTCGTGTTTAGTCGCGCGCGGCTTTGACGCCGTGCTCCACAAAAAGTCCGCCGTAAGGCTCGTCCTCGCCATTGCCGTTATGATCGATGAGCAGCTTCGGCGGGCCTAGAGCCGTATCACGCGTGAATTTCAGCGTCGTGGTACGTCCGCGAATCGCGTAGCATTTTTCCTCCAAAGCGTCCGGCGAGTAAGCATTGCTGTCCCTGCGGAGCGCCTCGAACGCCTCGCTGCCATTCAAGTCCTCGAATTTGGAGAAGACGGCCTCGCGCTGTTCTTGTGCAAGCTGCGCCTCGGTATCCGCCTTGAACTTGCGGAGCGACGCCAGCTCACCGGCCACGGAGGCGGCTGTTTCTGCCGCTTTCTGGTACTTCTCGTTCCACCGCTTTTCGTTGGCGTCGTACTTTTCTGCCAGTTTCGAGAACATCCCGGCGGCGGGCGACGCCTGACTGCCCTCGTCGAACGGCGCGAGCGCAAGCTTCATCCGCTTCTTGCCAGAAAAATCGATGACAACGTGGTCGCCGTCCATCGAGTAGGGGAAGGCGTAGATGTTCCAGTCGGTTGTGTCGTTCGCGTAGACCTCGGACGCCTCCTTGTCATAGTCCCAGAACCAGTAGCGGGAGTCCTGCCCCCACGGCGTCTCGACCTGCTCCCGTTCAAGCGCGCATACAAGCTCGTCGCGAAGCTGCCCCTCCAGGTCAAAATTCTTCTGGCCGTCAGCCGGGCCTCTCCCGACAGGCTCTTCCTGCGCGGCGCTCACAGCGCTGGCCGCTTTGTTCGTATCATCCAATGCCTCTCTTCCTCCTTTCAAACTGTACTTCTGCGGTGCGCTCTCGCCAGCGGGCTGTACCGCAGAAAATGTCTTCTTTAATTCCTGCATCATCCTCGTGAACTGCTGTTCGACGCTCTCTTTGCCGAACATCTGCAAAGAGGCGGACTCAAAGCACGGCTCTACGTCCTCGCCCAGCAGGCAGAACGCGGTAAAGATGAAATCGTCGATCGCGAAAACACCGTCGGAGAACCGCCCGTCCCGCACGGTGATCTCCATACTCTGCGCGGTGATTCCACCTCCGGCGATTTTCTGATAAGCGGGAGAGCGTTTCCACAGAATAACCTCTGTCGTAAAATACTCGTGACTCGTGCCGCTGTCTTCCACCCTCTCCCACCATGTTCTAGCGCCAGCCGGAACCACGCCGACCGCGCTCGTCAGGTTGATCAGACGTATTCTACCATCGCTGGTGTGAACCAGATCCACGTCGTGCCCGCCAATCGAGTCAGACTCAACATCGTAATTGCAGACAACCGGACAGTTGAACATTGTTGGCAGCGCGCGCTCAACCGCCTCCTTGCTGATCCGCGAATTGTTGCGGTTCACGCCTGTATAGCAGATCCGCATCACGGCAGTGCTAAAGGATTCGTTGACATCCTTCAACTCTTCGATGGACGACGCGAATCGCAGGCGAATGTCCTGTTTCGTTCGGCCCACCTCCCTTCACCTGGGCATAGAAATGCCCGCGCCCATGTACGGGTGCGGGATAAAACACGCTGTGTACTACCAATCGTCGCTGTCCTTTCTGGACTGTTCGCCGCTGTCGCTCAGCTCGCTGATGTCCTTTTGCGGCGCGCCGCCCTCATCGGTCGCGCCCTTGCTGTCTGCGCCGCCGGACGAACTCAAGGTCGACGAGCTTTGCAGCGGCTTGAACATTTCGTTCAGCCCGAGAACCTTGCACTCGAGAAAGCTCATACAGTCCAGTTCGGACTGGCTCAGCCCCTGCGTCGCGGCGTAGTGCGAGATCATGGGAAATCCGAACTGGCACGCCTTGAGATAGGAATCCGCCATCTCCGTGCGGTTGAATGGGCTGCAGTCCAGAAACGTCACCTTGAAGTTCTTGCCGTAGCTCTGCGCCTGCAAAAAACGGTTGACCGCGTCCTCAATGCTTTTGACGATGCCGTATGTCAGCGCCTGGTCGGCCTTGATCGAGAGGACCAGCGCGTTGGCAGATGCCTTGTCATTGTTGAACAGGAGGGAAGATACGCCGGCTGCGCTGAACAGGTCATGTTCCGCCTCGGCAATCGTATCGGTATCGCCGGTATTGGCCTTCTCAAAGCTAATTTTCTCAATTGGCATTGGGGTCAGAATCGAACCGATCTCCTCCGGCAGGACGCTGTCGAGGTTGCGCCAGAACTCCTTGGCCTTTTCGAGATCGATCTGCCAGCCGCCCTCATCGTTGATTCCGAGCGTCATGACCAGAATCGCGTAATTCTCCAGCGCTGTTTTGGTCAGTTTGAGTGCCTTGTAGTCCTCCAACTCATAGACCTCTCGTAGAATACCGGCGAACGGCGGGAGCGAATAGTCCGGAATGTCGTCGTTGCACTTGATCGCGAAGGAGGTCGGGCTGTCCAGTTCCTGCCAGCGCACGCGCATGTCTTTTTGATAGACCTTGTACTTCGACTGGAACTCGGCGGGGTAGTATTCCAGAAATTGCGAGTGGTTGTCGAAGTAGGAAAAGTCAAACGTGACGTTGAACACGTTGCCTTCCATCGTGGTGATCGCGCAGTAGTCAGGAGGGAGCTGCTGGATTGTAATATTGTCGTTCGTTACCCACATCGTTCCGTAGAACGTATCCTCGCGCAGGCACACCGTCAGTATCTTCGGAAACTGCGTCCGGACGTTCATTGCCGACATCGCGTTCAGTGTCTTACGATAGTTCCGGCTGATGGATTTCGGATTGACGGTCTGCGGGTCGATCTTCTGCGGCGACACGACATAGGCGAAGTCGGAGAGGCCGGTGAAATATTGGATGAGCCTGCGAAAGTGCGGGCTCGCGCCGTAGATGTAAGTCACCGCGTCCCGAAGCTGCTTTTGGTAGGTGTACGGGTTCTTCAGGTAGTTCGCGATATCGTCCTTGCTGTAGCGGTAAAACGTGGGAGAGCTAGTGTTGTTATTCAGATCCCGATTGATCAGTTTGTTCAGCAGCGCGAACCGCTGGGAAACCATCCCAATCGATTCCTGGCTCCGCGGGGAAACGGTTTTTGCTTTTGTGTCTGTCAAGTCCGCCATGCCTGTATCACCACCTTTCTCTCTTCACCATTGGAGGCTTGAACAGGAAAACGCCAGTATCAAAGTTGGCCTCCCTGCGCCGCCCAAGCCTGCTCTCAAGCTGCACCGCGACATAGTAGTTGTAGCTCAGGCTGGAGTAACGGTCTTTGCGCCGCCCGGTCTTTTCATAGATCTTCACCCTGCCGCCGGTTTCGTCGTGCAGAAGATTGACCAGCTCGTCGATCAGCAGCGTCGTATGGATGTACGGCATCTTCAGCTTCGTCTTCTGGATTTCAGTCAGGGAATTGTATCCCTTGATATCGGAGAGCGATTGTTCCCCGTCGTACTCGGTAGAAAGCAACCGGATCTTTCCACTCCGGAAGCCCTCGCGAAGCAGGATCGCGCACTCGGAGTTGACGGCCGCGTTGGCTTTCATCGACCAGATTACCTTTTCGGCGTCCGGGTTTTTGCAGCGCTCCGCCATACTCGGGTCGTTATAGCAGGAGAGAGCTGGGTAGATCTCGCCGCTCTCTGAATCCACGATGTCATTGGCGAGACAGTCAAACACGCCAAGACCGACGCCAACGCAGTCGAGCACAATGTAGTCGCAGGAAAACTCGTCGTAGAGTTTCCGGATGATCAGCGCCTGATCCTCCGTGCGAAGCCCCTCAAACGCGTCGCAGTATACAATATTATTGGTAAATCGCCCGGCCTTTGTCGGGAGCATCTGGTTGACGAAAATCGCCGTCGCGTCGTTGTTGTGTTTCTTACTCGCCATCAGCGCGATGTCGGCGGACAGGATGCGCTTCTCGCCAAGCTGCTTGGGCGGAATGTGCACCCTCTTGTCGCCGCACAGTGTGCTGGCAAGCCGGTCCGGCAGCATTGGGTACTTGATCTTGCGGTTCTTCGCGGCCGAGCCGTAGTCGAAGAACGAGTTCCCGTCGTCGCCGAACCAGAGCGCTTCCATTTCCTAATCAATACCCCTGCTTTCGCAGTATTTCCATGGGGTTTAGACCATATCATGACGGTGATTGACGCCGCCCCTACCGCTTCCGCCGGCGCTTATCCCCGGCGTACTCTACTCCGTCCCTGTCAGTCGACAGTCGTTTCGATGGTCGTTGCACCTTCTAAACCGGTCGCGTACCCGGTTTAGCTTGGCACAGGGTTGTCCTATGCGTTCGCACTTAGAGTTTCCCTGTTAGCGCCGCGCGCACGCGGCACCCCTGTAAGCAACAGGTTCGATAGGTTTAAGGAGCACAGAAATGTTTATGCTCCATCCGATTTCATTGAAGTCCGCCTCCAGCATATCCGACTCCACATCCTCCGGGAAGAGCAGCCCTTCCTGAATGGAGAGCTGATAGGGGAAGCCGCACACAAAACCGGCGCCATTGTCGTTCAGCATCATCTTGTAGGTGTCGAGCATTTTGCCGTATGACCAGTGATCCTTGAAGTAAGCCGAGGAGAGGAAGTAGGATTTGTTCGGCTCCCTGGCGTACTCCGCCGTCCGCTCCTCCTCCGTCAGATCCCGGTAGGGCGGCATCCGGCGGCTCGTGAGGAATTTTTTCAGGACGGTGTCGAGAATATCCTTTTTCACCATCCGGAACTCGTCCACCAGGAGAATGTTTGCGCGGTTGCTTCTGGCGTTGTCCGTGGCTGTGACGACCTTGATGTAGCTCTGATTTTTGAACATGATCTTGGCGTCCTGACCAGAAAACTTGCTATTGCCCATGTCGATCTCATTGCGGAGATTGACCGAGACAGGCATCAGCTCCGTCTGGATTTTCTCAAGGATGTTGATGCTCTGCGAACGCTTGCCGGAGGTGATCACGACCTTTGTGCCGGGATAGAGGATGCAGCGCACCACAACGAAGATCGCGATCAGGAAGGACTTGCCCATGCCGCGCGCCGCGATCCAGAGGAAGACCCGCGCGCGATTCATCATGACCAGCAGAGAGAGCTGGAACCACTTGAGAAAATCAAGCCCCAGATATTCCTCGACGAACACGTCGATGTTTTCCCGGTAGAAGCTACCCCAGATTGCCATGCCCTCGATAACGCGCTCGCGGCGCACCTTCGCCGCCGTCATCCGTCTCCACCCCCGGCGTCAAGGCCGCAGTAGTCCATCAGCATCTCGTCGTCGTCCAGTTCGCCGCCTTCCGGCCGCTTGACGCGCAGCTTTTCCATTGCGTCCTCGTACAGCTTGCTGTAGCCATTCTTCACGCCGACCATCTTGCAAAGGTGGCCGAGAAACCAGGTTGAGATGTTTCTAACTGTGCCGCGAACGTCGCGCAGCTCCGGCGGTGTCTCGGGGAGCGGGCGGCTGTACTCCCATTTCTGGATGCCGACGCCGAGCGGCATCTTCTCAAGCTCAGTGTCCGTCTCTTCCTTCTGCTGCGCCGGTTTGAGGTTCATGCTGCCAATCAGGTTATTGAGCGCACCGACGTTCAGATTGATGGGCTTGCCCTGCGCGCCGTCCCGCGCGATCGTCGCTTCCAGCAGACAGATCTGGCGGTAGAGTGAGCGCTTGTTCGGCTCTTGGATCTCCGCGCCGCCCGTCCAGTCCTGATAGCGCCGCTGGAGTTCCTCATAGAAGTCCGGCGTGTAGCCGGCGCCCCAGAATCGGATGACATCAGGATTGACTTGGCCCGTTTCCGTGCCCTCCTGTCCGGAGTCTCCCAATACCGCTTTCTCTTCGTCGAGCGTGTCGTCGAAGCTTTTGTTGACATACCGGTACAGGTTCGTTTTGCCGATGTAGCTTCGAATAATAGAGCGCGTATTGTCGCTGCTGCTGGCACTATTAAAAATCGCGTCGTTCCAGTAGAGGTCGAACTTCATGCACAGCCGCCGGACCGCGCCACGGTCGCCCAACGTCTCCCGGTATTCCTCGAACATCTCGTCGACACATTTATTGCACCAAGGGAGAAATCCCGCTTTCCGATACATGGGACTGTGACTGGCCGGAAACGCACCTTTGCGCTTTGTGTACTCCGAGCCGCAGCGGAAGCAGGAGCAGGGCGGCTCCGCTTCTCGTACTGGCTCCTGAGCTCGCTCAAGTTTTTTCCGCCTTGGCGCGTTCGCCATTAGCTCAGCCCCCGATCATGACTGTCCTCCCACAGAGCGACAACGGACTTCATCTGCCTGCCGGGATAGAAACGGGGAATCCAGTGCGCGGGGACGTCAACCATCTCGCCGGTCTGCGGGTTCGGACACTGTCTGGCTCTGCGCTCCAGAAGGTCGAAGCAGCCGAAACCACGGATGGAGACAGAATTGCCGTCGCCAAGATTCTCCAAAACCAGATTCGTAAACTCGTCGATGACGCTGGTTGCGGCCTTCTTGGTGTAGCCCTTCTCGACAAGCTGGCGTATCATATCATTTCGTTTGACGTTCATAACTAGAAAACACTCCTTTATAAATCTGATAGAGACTTTTTCGGCGACGCCTTGACATCGCCATTTTCAAAATACATACCGATCTGTTCGTCGGCATCGATATCTGTGTACACTTTCACCATATCATTGCTCTCCCAGGCAACGATCTGCGCGATCACCGAGTCCGGGATTCCGGCACGGACAAGCCGGGTCGTGAACGCGTGCCGAAGAGAGTGAAAGTAAAAATCCTTCCCGGTCATCCTGCTGAAGATGAGCGCCCAGCTGTTCAGCGTCGACACAGGGATATGCGCAGACGGATCGCTCCTGGAGGGAAACAGCCAGTCGCTCTGAATGCCGAGCGATTCCCGCTGTTCCATCCACGCGTCGAAATATGGCTTGAATTTCTTCGCCATCGTGTAGCAGGGGACATACTTACCGCCGCCGCGTCCCTTGGTCTTGATTGGCGCACTCTTGTACATCGCGCCGCCACAGACGAGCTTGTCCTCGTCGAAGTCTGAGACGCGGAACAGACACAGCTCCGACTTCCGCCGCCCGCTGTATATCGCGAGTGCGAGCAGACAAGCCTTTTCGTGCTGGCCGGATTCCGACAGGTCCTTGAGCAGCTCCTCCAGTTCTGCGTCCTCCCATACGGTCTTTTCCCGTACCGGCTGCAGAGACGGGTTCTCGATTCTGCGGATGGACGGGCGGAAACCCTTGAACGCATCCTCGTCGTCGAGAATGTTGCAGATAAAATTGCTCATGGACGAAATCGCCGATTTCACGCGCCGGACTCTGGCCGGGGAGTTTCCATTTTCGTGGATCAGCCAGTGCTGAAAGGAGGCGTAGTCCCGCTTTGTAATTTTCGGGAAGAATTTGTTGCCGTTATGTTGGAGGTTCCAGACCCAGAAGATGTCGAGATCGTTGGCGTAGGACGAGATCGTCTTCGGACTGCGCTGGATCGTCTGTAGATAGGAGATGAAGTCCTGTTTCAGACGCATATTCTCCGGATTGACCTGACGCAAAAGCTCGGGGCTTGTGATGTCGTTCCGTCTGGTCTTACGTGGCATCCAAGCCACCTCGCTTTCCATATTATTTAATGTAGGGCCGCCTCGCTGGGACGGCCCGGGCGCCTGCCGTCAGACCCACGCTGTGCTGTAATGGCGCATAATCTCATCGAACAGCCGGCGCTGTCCCTTTCCCGTGATCAGCGTCATGACGTAGGGGTTTCCATACCGCATGACCTCGCAGGTTTCAAACCAGCCCGCGTCCAGATAGTTCTGGTAGGGCATGTTATTGCTCTTGAGATAACCCAGTGAACGCAGAAGCGCGTACAGCCGGTTGCGACCGATCTGGAGATGTTCCCTGTCATGGAGCAGTTTCGCAAACTTTTCGACCGTGATCGTTCCCGTGCTCTCATAGACCGCGTCCGCGAACTCCACCTTCGGCCTGTCCGCCTCGACCTTGATCTCCAACGCCCTGCGCTGCTCCTGCTCGGACTTGAGCGCCATGCAGACCTTGATGAGCGTATCCGGGTTGAGGATCGCGGCCTCCAGCGTCTCCGGCGTCATGTACGCGCCGTGCTTGCGGATGGACGGGAGCACCTCATCGAAGATCCAGCTTTCAAACTGCTCAGCGCCTGGAAGCTCAGACTTCGCCGCGAGGCGGTAGATATCTCCCTCGGAGATGAAATTCGTTTCCTGATCCCGGCCGATCGAATCGGTGATACGGCGTTTTACCGTACCACGGCAATGGGCTGAAATTGCGTCGTTTGGTCGTTTGTATCCAAGCGCCCCGGCAACATCAGAACCGCAGAACAGAGTTTTGCCGCCTTCTGTGATTGTGCGAACCGAGCCGAATTTCGGATTGCTAAAAATCTGAAGCTCGCTGCGCCCTGCATTTTCTTTCAATGAAAACCGCTCGGTTCTCTCTTTTTCTTCTGTTTCCTGAACATTCTGTCTCAGATCCGGATCGGATGCGGTCTTATCACGTCTAAGGTACGGGAGCAGCTCCGACATTGTCCAACGCTTGAACCGCTTGGCACTAGGCAGCTTGCTGGATAGGATCAGAGCGTAAAGGCCAGACTCATTGATGACGATCATTCCTCTCGGCGTTTCAAAACTGTCGTTTTGGCAGTTTGCTTGTCCTCGTTATCAACATGCTTTTTCAATGCGCCAAAGGTGTCACTGTACCCCAGCGCCGCCGCCACGTCCTTACCGACGAACCACGGCTCGCCGTCAATCTCCATCGCTCGAATTTTCCCGAACTCCGCGTTTTCAAATACCTTCAGTTCGTTCATAAAAAGATCCCCTCTCATATGTATTTTCTCCCGGTTTTATAAAACCAGGGGAGGAGGGAGGCAGGAGAAAGACCCCCCTCGTTTCGGCCCGTCGGCCTATCCCCGGGTGATTCCTTATTGCAGAGGGACGTCGTAGGAACAGCGGACGCCGTTCTTGTCGCACACGCAGACCATCTGCTCGGCGCGCCCTACGATCCGGTTCTTCACGCAGAAGTCGTCCATCCCGAGGAAGCTGCCGGCCATGATGGTCTTGACTCCCTGCACGTCGCTGGTCTGGTTATGGTGCATATGTCCGGAGAGGACAGCGTAGACCGGACGGCCCGCCATTGCCTGCAGGGACTGCACCTTGCCGGGGCTGCCGTCAAAGTCGCCGTGGACGCCGCAGAAGGTCTTACCGCGCACGTCGACCAGGTAGATCGTGTGGTCGATCTTCTCGCCGACGCCGATGTGTACGTTATCGAAGTTCTGGAGGCGGGCCGTGAGATACCATTCAATCAGGTCGTCCAGCCGTTCGCTGACGAGTTCCTTATTTTTGTTCGGTTCGATCCGGCTGTGGTTCCCAGCGACGCTCACAAACGAGACATTGGCAAAGTGCAGGCTCAACTCGGCCAGGAACTCCGCGATCAGCTCGGATACGCCCTTGACCTGCTCGATCACCGTCTCCTTGTTGGTCACAGCGATCGACTGGTGGATGTTCCCGGAGATTGCATCGCCGTTTGACCACACGACGCAGTTTTCGCTGCCGTGTGTCTGTCCAATCGAGATGATGTGGTCGAGATAGCGGCCCATCATCTCCCGGCAGACATCGGAGTTATATGTATTCCAGTAGTTGGCGACGTTCGCGCCGTAGTGGATGTCGTTCAGGCTGACCAGAAGATCGTTGTCCGAGAGCGGAACGGGGCGCGGCTCATAGCGGAGCTGCGGCAGGTCGCCCTTGCGGACGGACTCGGCCAGAATTTCACCAAGCTCCTCCTGACGCGCGGTGTCGCGGATCAGTTTATTGAACGCGGTGCGCTGGTCGCGCAGTTTCTGTGTTTCCTTTCGCAGCTCAACCAGCCGTTCGTCCAGACCGTCGCGATGGTCCGCCGGCGCGCCGGCGAGCGTATTGTTGTCCACAAGCTGGAGCGTCTTGCAGCTCCCGTACATCATGCGTCTCTCGACGTCGGAACTGTAGGTCTGCCCATATACATCCTCTGACAGCTCGGAGTAGTCTACGTCAGAGAGCGACTTGTCGACCAGCTTGCCGTAAATCAGACGCTTGTGGTATTGGAGCTGGCTTTCATTTGGCATTTTCTCAAGCATGATAACTCACCAGCTCCTTTCCTGTGTCCGCAGTTTCCGCAGCAATTTGAGAACCCCGGGCGTCTCCTCGCAGTAGTACCGGTGCCGTTTCGACTTCTGGCGCATGGTGCGGGCGATGTGCGCGCTCGGGAAACGCTCAAGGACTGCCTTCTTTTCCGCCGCTGTGATTGCTACCAATCAAACCCATCCTTTACTTTTGAATTTCCCCTTCAAGGCATGGCGAAAGGGATATATTCTTATTCATAAATAACAATACATCAAATGGCTCGAAACCCCCTGTGGTTATGGGGGTTTGGTGGCCTCATTTTTGTCAACAATCCAGGTTCTTCGTGTTCCGCGCCGACTGCCGCTGGCGCATTACGGAGTTCATCCGCTGCCGCAGGTGCGCCTCTACCGCGCACGCCGGGCAGTATTTTTGCTTTCGCCCCTTGGACGGCTGACGTTCTCTGACCGTCAGACCGCACCGCGCGCAGGTGATATAGGCTTCCCCGCAGTGCTGGAGATACTGGTAGCCGAGATTGCGAAAGTCCCGAATCCGCAGCGCCTCTTCTCCGTCCTCGATGAACAGCACCTGTACGTTGGTATTATCGACCCGACGGGAGAAACCGATCAGCCCGGCCGCGCGAAGTTTCGCGAACATCTGGCTCTGGCGCAGGATCGAGGTACTGATGTTTGCCATCTGCATGATCTCTCGGTCCGGCGTGTTGACCCAGTGCTCATTTTTCTCGGAAACCAGATCCCAGTATTTCGCCGCGCAGAGCAGCGTGAAGGCGAGCCTCTGGACTTGCCGTCCCTCTACGCGCCCGATGCTGGCAAGTTCCCGCTCGGTAATGTCCACGCTGTCGATCTGGATCAGAGGGAACCGGTCCGCGTTCTTCGCGATTCGATCCAGTGTCTCCGACCAGTTTGGCAGCGACGCGTTCGGATCGCATTGCAGGAGGAAGTTGTCCAGCCTGTCCCGCGTCTCCGCCCTGCTGTAACCCTCGCTGCGATAGACCTTGGCAACCCGCGTCAGCGTTTCGCTCGGCTTGTTGCCAAGGTCGTGGGCGTCCATCTTATCCTTCACCCACGCGTACTCATCCAAAACAATGCTCATTGCTCTCCTCCAATCCTCGCGCGCTTCACAGTAAACCGATTACCTCCGTACGCAACCGCCCCATTTTCATCAAGCTCCGGGTAGGAGATGACGCCGCCGTTCCTGCTCAGCAGATTCTGTATGATTTCCGCCCCGCACAGCTCCCAGGCGAAACGCTTGGTGGCGCTTTTCTGATAGCAGACATCCAGCACGATGTCGCACAGCGTCCTGCGGTCGGGGCAGACCTTCGCGCAGTCCAGCTCGAAGTCCGCCAGCATACTCTGCCGGCTGATGAGAGCGTCGCACTCGCTGACCCGCTCGTACTTCGCGAATACGGCGTAGTTCTGGAGCTGCTTGTTGTAGTTCTTGCACAGCCTGGAGATAGCGGAGAATTGCGCCTGCGTATATTCGGCCCCGCTTCTCATAATCCGGTAGTCGAATGAGGTCTTCGCGTTGCTCTTGCCGACATAGCCGTCAAACTCCCGCTCGAACCGTCGGCAGATCCGATTCATGACGCAGTCGTTGTCACCAACCGGCATCCGGGCACGGTAATAGCGCAGGAATTCCTTCTGTCGTTCCGTCTTCCGCTCCGGCGGGACGGCCTTTAACTCATCAACCGTCAGGCCAAACTCCCGGAGCGCGTTCTTGTTGGTGTTCTTAACGAAGGTGTTGTACTGGCGCATTAGCGCCGGGTATATGTAGCGCATGAAATACGGTTTCTTGTCGGCTACCAGGCTGAGGTAGAGGTGGCGTTTCTGCGGATCTTCGATCGCGGCCGCGCTGCGGCGGTCGTGCCATTCGCGCGGCATGGGTTTGGAAATAATTCCCTTTGCTTTGTCTATCGCGTTTTGCTGGAACAATTGCCCACACTTGATACGGTAATCCAATTCCCGGTACTCCGCCGAGCCGGGTTCGTACTGCGCGCGGACGTCGAACATGGAGGTGATCCAGTTGGTAGTCTTGCCGATGTCGTCGCCGAAGCTGTCGATGTTGGACTGGATCGCGTCCTCCTCCGTCACAATTTTCTTCTGCGCCTTGCGCTGGACACACATCAGCGCCGGAAGCTCCTTGAGCCGTTCGACGAGAATCCTGTTGTCGGTCAGCATGACCAGGTCTCCATCTTTCCTTGTGTTAGCTGCATGTCGCCATGCAGAGCAGACTATCTCTTCACCCGCTCCCGCGGGGTTCGGCACTTCCCCCGCCGGAATTTCACCGGCGGAGTACCGGGTTCATAGGCATACCCGAGGGCTTAGCCCGTATCCCGTAGTCGTTACACCTTCCGACCCGTTTCCAGACCGGCTTGGCACGGTATCGTCTTATTGGGTATTGGGGAACTATATAAACCTAAATTGGAATCCCAAATATTTACGTCCAGCAGTTGCGGCTTGTGAAATATGTGCAGAGATGGTCTGAAGTTTGCCTTTTGAAATACCTGATGAAATCATGTATTCCGCGCAGGCCGATATATAGTCAAACCGCAACTCTTGCCCGCTAGGAGATATCATAGCTACCGCTCGCGCCCTCCCATTTTGTCGGCCAGGGCGGCTCTGTTTTTCCTTGGAAAGTGCTGGATTCTCCTTATACGAGCGATGCAACTTATTATTCCCGAAGTTGGGATTGTTGCTTCCGCTGGAATCTCGAATTTGGGAAACATGTCGATTTCCACGGATTGTATACTGGATATTCTCTTCGTGGGTCATCCATTCGAGATTCTCTGGCACATTATTTTTTCTGTCGTAATCGATATGGTTGACCTCCAGCCCTTCTTTATATCCGTCTACGAATTCGCGAGCGACTAATACATGAACTGGAAATCTCCTATCAACACCATCTTTCGACAATTTAACCGTCAAGTAACCGTCTGGCGTCTCAGTCTGTGTTTTAACCTTCCCACGCCTAATCTGCATAACACCATCGTTCCTAACGATAGATCTATCTTTGCTTCTCACCCTCCCTAAATTGCTTACTTCGTAGTACCCTTCGTACCCACTGATATCCTTCCATTGTTCCATAAACTCACCCCTTTTCATATTGTTGTCGATACTTACCCAATACCCATAAGATTTCTACCGTTAGCGGCTTTCGCCACACCCCGCATTTGCGGGTTCACCGAATTTTTCAGTGCTGTTACCAGCAGAGGTGACAAAGAGGTTTATCACACCCGTTGAGCGCGTGCGCCGCCGTATCCCACGAGTTGAACAGCGTACACGTCCGCATATACCGATACCAGTACGCCGCCGCCTCGCTCCGGTTAGGGCGGACAGCACGGATATTGGAGTGGCAGCTCATTGGAGCCCGGAAGCAGGCGAGCTTTTCCGCGTCCTGCCGCGCCCAGTATTCGTTGTAGATCTCGCCGGCCTTCAGCAGCCCTGTAACCTCCAGCCCGAAGATATGCTGGCACAGGGAGTACGGGTCGCCGGAGACGATGGAGTAGTTGCCGTGTACCTTTAGGACGCCGACCTTCGCCTCGTCGATGCGGTTTCGGATCAGTTGGTAGACGCTGCCGCGCACATAGGGATCGTCGAGCATCTTTGGCTCGATCATGACTGCCTTTGCAATATCGTCTTCCAGATTTTGGACACTATCCTCGTTCATCCCTGCTCCCTTGAGGAATAGCGTGGTCTTGACGGGATCGTCATGGAGCACATCGCGGATTTCTTCTATCGTCGGGGAGATCAGCTCTTCAATGTCGCTGTCACTCAGGTCGTAGCTCTGGATGAACTGATAGTTGAGCGTTCGCTCACGCTCCAGCTCCTTGGGACAGACCTTGGTCACGCAGAAGGTGTAGTGGTTGGCGGTGCAGTTGCGGAGGTAGTCGTCACAGCTTGCGTAGGAGTCCCACAGTTTCAGCATCGACGTCGTCAGAACCGCCTCGACGCTCCGGATATCTACGTCGTTCCCCCAGGCGTCCTTTACCAGATAAGAACCGGCGACCTTTTCAGCGAAGTCCAAAAAGTCGAAGGTGAAGAGCATTCCTTTTTCCCATGAGAACCGGGTATTGACGCCGCTCACTATGTAGTCCAAACCAAGCTCGGCGCTCCAACGCTCCGCCAGGGAGGGGAGCATCAGACCGTAGCCGTCCGACTCATTGAGCTGAACTTTGGTTTGCCGGCGCTCCTCCATGAGCGGTTCTCCGTCACGCTCGTCGTCCAAATAGACGATGTCGGAGAGAAACTCCGTCTCACAGTCGCTGACAACAAGGACGCCGCGCGGCATCGATACCGGAATCGACGCGCTGCAGGCCAGCGCCTTGTACGCCTCCAGCTTGGCCGGCACCAGCTCCTTCGATGGGTCGCGGCCGTTGTCAATGCGGCGATTGATCTCGCCGGCGTGACGCTCGCTGACGAAGACAATGGTCTTGGTCTTCACGCCGCCGTTTGTTCCGAGCAGACGCCGGTACTTGACGCCGTTGACGCTGAAACCCCTGCACGCCCGCCTGTAATCCCTGTCCCGGTCGATGATGAGACAGAGGTAGTCCGGCTGGAACTGAATCTCGTCGAGCTTGGCGTAGAGCCTCTTGACCTCCCGTCGGCTTTGCGCGTCTCCCAGCTCTCGAATTTCCTTGATTTTATGCTTGATAAACCGCACCTTGCTGTCTATGTCAGTGACACCGTTCAGCTCATCCAGCCAGCGGAGAACCTGGCTGTCCGCCAATGAGACAATTTCCTCGTTTCTTCTGGCTTCCGGGAGCGGGAGGTTCAGCTTCCACTGCGCCTTTCGGAGTCTCCCGCTGTGCAGCTTGAAAATGTACCTCTGACAAGCGACCTGTCTCGGCAATATGAATTCCTCCTTTTATCGGCTATTTAATATGCCTGACTGACTCGAAAAATCGTGCTCCCAACCGGAGCCTTCGTTTATGTACTGGAACCACTCGCGCCGATACCGCAGCCGCTCTCTTTCAATGTACTGCTCCACGTCCAGCTCCAGCGGCCCGTCGTAGGGCTGGCAGGGCGTCCCGATGTTTTCCTTCCATTCCTTCATCTTACTGTACACCTCCGTCCGCAATCGCCGCCGCGTTGGTCTGGTTGACCGCCCAGTTCAAATCAATATTGTTCGACACGCACATGGACGCGGCGACCGAGACCAGCGTGCCCCACTCCTCTGGATGCACACGATCGATGATCGCGACCTCGCCCGGGCGGGAACAGAGATTGATGTGGTGGCGATAGTTTAGCTCCCGGTAGAAGTTCCGCCAGCCCTGCTGGAAGTCACCCCCGCAGACGTAGTGCGAATAGAGGCGCACGAGCCGGGACACGATTTGGCGGCTGTCCCAGGTCTGCTCCTGTTTCGCGAGCATCCGGTTCTCCTGCTGCAGATCGTCGTTGATCTCTTCCAGCGTGCAGACCCGCTGCTCCAGCGTGCGGTTCTTCTCCTGCTCCTCCTTGATCTTCGTGAAGATCTGGATGATGGTCTCCGGCTGGCTCATGAGCTGGGTGATTTTGTCGTAGGTAGCGTAGAGGCCGTGCTTGCGAATGGAGGGGAGAACCTCGTTGGCGATCTTGGCTTGAAACGCATTGGCAGTCGCGTTATTGGCCTTCATCGCGAGACGGTAGAAGACGTTTTCTGGGACGTACCCGTCTTTCGCAATTGCCTGCGAAAAGCCAATCTCGCCCAAATACTGCCGCACAGTGTTCCATCTGACGTACTCGACGCCTTTGCTGGTGTCAGTGAAACCTAACCCGCGAGCCACGGTTTCCAGTTTCAGATAGGCGACACCGTCTTTCTCGTAGCATTCAACTCCGCCAATATTCAGAATCCCCGCACTCGTGTCTGTCGTGCTGCTCTCATTTACCGTCGCGCGCCTACCGGGAGCAGGGGCGAGTTCGTTGGCAATCTGACCCTGGAACTTTTGCTCCGTCGCGTTCTTCACTTTCATCATTAAACGGTAGAATACGTTTTCTGGAATGTATCCGTTCTTAGCTAACTTTTCTTGAAAACCAACCTCGCGCAGAAGATGCGCAATGGTTGCCCACTTGATGGATGTGTATTTCACACCGTTTTTGGTTTCTGTGTGCGTAAGCCCCAGTCTACGAGCTACGTCCTCAAGCTTGAGGTAGGTCACTCCGTCCTTCTCATAACACTCGATGCTATGGATGCTCTGGAAGCCATCCTCATGATCCTCGTTTGGCACTGCGCTGTCCGGCTCGTTCTCAGTCACTGGATTGGCCTCCCGCTCAAGCTCGTCGGCCAGACGCGCGATGGCGCCGGGGGTGTAGTAGACGATCGGGCCGTTCGAGACCTTGAGTGTGCCGCCGTCCTCCAGCGGGAATATGTAGTCGTAGGCCGATGTGCGCTTCGCTTCCGGGATCTGAGCGAGCAGCTTCTTCGCGCTGGCCGTGAACATCCCGAGCGAGCGCAGCTCATCCTTCGCGCGTCCCCGTGCCTTGGCGAGCTCCTTCGCGTCCCGGTTCAGATACGCGGCGACCTGCGCCGTGTTGGCCGCGCCGATGCCCTTGACAGGGGATATGTACCCAGACTTGTTGAGGTCTGCCCATGTGGTCTTGCCGTAATTTTTCATGCGATCTCTCCTTTCATTGCGCCTTTCATCCAGTCGGTGAACAGGGTTCTCATGCGTTTGCTTGGTATGTAGATATTGATGGGCTTGCCGTCGCGGATCGCGCTCCGCCAGACCCACTGTACCATCGTCGACAGAGCGTAGCGGTCCTGGTCGAAGCTCTGCCCGTGCTCCTTATAAAACCGTGTTATGCCGGCGTTGACGAACAGATTGACGGGGTAGGCCAGCACCGAGCGATCCCGGTAGCTGTTGCTGGACTTCTGCGTAAAGACGACGTTGCTGTTCCAGAACCCGCCGGAGCGGATCTTGCCCCAGTAGTCCTTGTAGGTGGCGCACATCCGGTCGGACGCCTCGCTCCCTTTCATGCGGTTGCGGAAATAGTTTGAAAGGTTCTTGCGGAGTTGGTCGACCAGCTCCTCCGGGCTTTTCCGATACCACTCCATGGACAGCGCCGTCCGATCCTCACCAATGCGGTTCATCCGCTCGCTCTGCTCGATTTGGATCAGCTCGTCCAGATGGCGGACGTAGTCTGGGATGTAGCAGTCGTGGTCGGTGAACTCATACCCGCCCTCCGGGGTTCGGCGGAGTCCAATATTGGTGTAGGGGATGTCATACATTTTTAGGAACGTCTCCATCTCAGAGCCGTGGAAGAGGTAGGTGAGGACAATGACCTCGTCCAGCCCTCTGATCAGGGCGTCCGAGAACAGCCATGAGAAGCTTTTCGATCTCTTTGCGTCGTTTATGTAGACCAACTGCCGCGATTCCATCATGCGGAACATATAGGAGAATTTCCCCCTATCATACTCCTTTGCCTTTTCCGTCAGCTCATAGCGTCCTGACTCAGACTCACGGACATAGCCGGCTTCGACCGCCATCTTCAAATCCGATCCAGAGGCTTCGATGTCTTTCTGGAGGATGTTGAGCTGCTCATCGATGATGAGCGTGTACCCACTCTTCCGCAGCGCCTCGACGGTCTGATCGGTATAGAACACGACCGCCTGGTGGGTGGAGGCGATGTTCCGCCCTTCTTCGATCAGCGCCAGTGCGTGTTGAGCTTTCGAGAAGCCGTACTGAGGGAGCTTCGAGCTTGGCTCCGCAAAGTTTGCGTCTGGGCAGCATTCCTGTATTCGCGCCGCCTCGGGGAGGTAGGGCGTGATATAGAGGAAGCGCTTCTCCGGGTTGGCGTTGATGTAGGCAATGGTCGCGCTCGTCTTCCCACTACCCATGATTGCGTCACAAATTTTTACCAATAGATAGCATCTCCTTCCGTTTTTTTGCTTGCCGAGTAGTTGACCAGCTTCTAAGTTTGCTAGAAAGTTCGAATATTGCACCCCTTTCTTATGAAAATCACAGTCAAGCTGCTAAGCACTTTTGAAACCCCAGTAACCATGCACCGTTGTAGACCCCTTTTCTTAGTATGTATTTTTATTATAAGAGATACTCTACAATATTGTTTGCAATCTCTCTCGTCCAGAAGGGAAGGCGGTGTGTTCGTACTGCCTATCGTAACAGGCTGGTACGCACCCGTCCGTCCTACTGCTAACCTTCGATCGACGGGCGCCTACAGGGAGGCATGGTGCGGCTGACGTCATCGCTGGCTGCTTCTTCGAACGGAAGTACCCGTCGTCGTCTGGCTGGTGACTGCACTTGCTTCACGCTTTAATTATGTCATTTATTTTATTTCACATTTTAATTATAACGATAACCTCATGGGTTTGTCAAGCACTTTTTTTGTGCATACGGAAAAATATTTTTCAAGACAATTTTGAGCAAATGAAATTCGGCCTTGCTATCCCTCTATTATATAAAGAAAAGTGGCAAAAAGAAAAAAGCTCTCATAAAAAGTGCATAATGAACATTACGTTTTTGTGTAAAACGAATGAAAACACATAACTTTTTCGTGAGAATGAAATGAACCGACTTTACATTATTGTACAAAGGGTAGCCCTGAAAATACCATAACCAGGCCGGGTCTACATTGCATTGCGTGAAAATGTAATGTTGAAAAGCAAGCCATATTCTAACCTTTTGGACAAAAATGCAAAAAATTGTCTACTTTGCCTGCTGTGTATATTCATTCAATAATACTGTATACTTATACATTTTGTTTGCATTTCCCCATAGCTATCCTCATTTTCTAACGCATAAATATTTTGCTTGACAAATTCACCAATCTATGGTAAAATGCAATCAATCGGACGGGACTATAAAAAGCGACCGGCCTGCAAACACCACTTGCAAACCGGTCTACCCTCTGAAATTCAACGGCCCGTAAACGGGCAGAAAGTGAGGTTTCCGACATGGATACCGTAAAATTGAATAAAGAAGGCACTGTTATTGTACCAGAAACCGCACGGAAAGTCAATCCTGAGTTTCAAGCGCTTCTCCGTAAAGCAGAGCGTGCCTATGCAGTCGGAGACTTCGCCGGGCCTTTCCTGGACGTGTCCAGAATCGCGGCCCACAGCGTAGTCAATAAGTGCCT